CTCCTGGGATCTAGACTAACGGCCATTCTGGTTCCTTGTTTTCCTTTCTCCCTCTCAGGAGTTGCAGGATGTTAGGCTTTTGCTCAGGTTGAGCCTGGCCTGGCTGCTCCTCTAGAGCCTCGACCATCATGTTATTAAGGTCGTCCAGTGTAAACTTGAAGTCTGGCTTACTCACTTTCAACCTCCGTGGCCCTGACCTCGGGCCTGGGTGTCTTCATGCCTCCTGCTCCACCACCTTTAGGAAATGCCGGTAACAGTTCTGTAGGAGATTCCTTCTCTTCTCTCTTGCCTTCCATCGGGCTCAGGCTGCCTAGATTCTGCCTCTGCTGGAGAATGGTCTTAATCCTTCTTGCCAGGATATAGGCCTCGATTTGCTCTTCCAGCTTCGGCCTATCCTTATCAATCAGGCTTCTTGCCCTCCGGTACAAGAACAAAACCTCGTCTGTCTGCTCGGCCTGCTGAGACTTGAGCTCCAGTTCCAGGCCGTCGGGGTCTTGTGCCTTCACAATCTCCCTCAAGATGTAGTTATCCGGCAGGAAGCCCCTGGCAGACTGTGCCATTGCCAGGTCGGCAGCCGATTGCTCCTTCGATAACAGGAAGAAGCGGTATTGAATCGAATACTCGCCCTCTAGATCGCCTGGAGTGTATGTGCGGTAGTCCCCTGGCTTCCCTATGTGTATCGTCTGCCCTAGCTGTATGCACTGGTCAATTATCATCTGCGAAAGCCGCTGGCGAAACGAGGCGATCATTGACAGTATGGGCGCAAAGATGTCGTTCCGCGCACCGATAAGGTTCAGGATTGCCACTGCCGATAAGGGAAAGGTCAGAGTCCCGTAATCCAGCGGCGTCAGCTCTCCCCTCTGTAGGCAGGTCTCTAGCATGGAGTACAGTAGCCTTGTGGCACTCTTGATGTCGTTGACCGGCAACTGCCGGAATCCGCCGCCTTTCTCTACGGGTATTACCACGTCCTCCTGATAGGGTGATTCCGCCGGCCTCTGGGCCGTCTGTGGATGCTCCACGTGCATCTCTAGCCCACCCTTCAGCGCCTTCCTGTTGAGTGTCTTGAGGATAGTGGCAACCTCGTTCTTTTCCTTCCATAGAGTACGATTCGGCCAAAAGATGCTCTCTCCGTCGTGTTTCGAAGCATCCTCGCTATTGAACATACAGCCGATAGGACACTTAGCGATGACAAACGGCGGGTATCCGTACCTGTTCTTCTCGTCCAACGCCACCGCCCTTTCAATGAAAACGACTTCCCTCTCCGAGTTCCAGAAGTCAATAACCTCGTTGCCTGTATCGTTGAGCCTCACTTGTAGGTCCGGGTACTCCCGTTGAATCTGTCTTTTTGTCCTATTGCAGATAGGCGCACCCCATATCATTCGGTCAACGCCCGTCTCCAGCGGAAACCACCTAGTATCCACCGGCACAATGTCGGGAATTATGCTGCCTTCGCCGTCCAGCTTGATGCATGAGCGGGCTCCTATCCTCCCTCGCACATTGGCCTGTTGGTTGATGAAGGCATCCAGGCTCGGAATACCACGCCCGGGAAGCCACTTGTCCACCATGTAGTCCATGTCCTCCAGAAACTCCTCGATCTTGGTCGTCTGCTTGTCGGTCATGTCCCTGCCTTCCACTACCGTCTGCCTCTCATAACTCCCAGTAATGGCGATAGCCTTCTTTGCGTACAGCAAGGGATCGTTCAGGGTGACATTGGAGACATCCTGCTCGTCCTTCCTGGCGTCCAGGGTCTTCATCTTGTACGCTTCCAGGAGATACAGTTTCTCGTCCTCGTCCATGCGGTCGAAGAGCGGCTGCATCTCCTTGATCTTGTCCTGGACCAGCTTATATTCTTCTCTCGATTCGTCTGACATAGTTCACTCCTATTTGTGGCCGTTCCTTGCCTTGAGCCAAGTCGTCAATTCCCTCAGCACTTCTGTGTGTGCCATCTGCACCTGATTACGTTCCTTTATTGCTGAGTTATAGGAGCCGAGCACTGCGGTCAGCCTATCTTCCATGAATTTCCTGTCCTGGCGCATCTGCACTACTAGGTCCTTGATTTGACTCGTCTGGCTATTGACCAGACGCCACATGACAGCAACCAACACTCCCGCTATGCCTCCAATACTGCTAATGTACTCGATCAGTCCCATAGTAACCTCCTAGTATTTCCAGACTGGCATTGAGCCAGGCAGTCCTGACAGCTTGTGAGTCGCCACTGCGTAACGCCTGGCATCCATGCCGTGACTCCAGGCATGAGTAGTCTTGTTGGTTAATTCCCCGGTCTGCCTATCCTTGAGATAGCGGAAGTTCCGTTGCTCCTTGATGCAATTCAGACTGTCCTTCGTCCAGTACTGGTAGAACTGGTTGACCTTCTGAATACCATACTCAACGCTCCCCTTGCCCTTGACTGCCTCGATCACATTGAACCCGAACTTCCGTAACTCTTCAGCACTCTTGGGCTCGTTGGGATCAGGGTAAACAGGTTCCTTCTTGACTCTCATCAGAGACAGCTTCCGTGCTATCTGGTCATTGGTGAGTCCCGACGCATCGTAGAACTGCTCCTGAGAATAGAGACTATCTCCCAGGATGACGTTCTTGACCAAGACCGTAGGATCCGCAGAAAAGCCGAAGTCCAGGCCGTAGAAGACCTCTCCGAGAGGTAATTGCTCCACCTGCTCGAAGTGAGGGTAAACTAGGCCCTCAATCTTTCCGATCAGCCCCAGGCCGTAGATGTTCCACCAGTTAGGGTCCTTGTCCCGGTATGACTCGATATCCGCCACCTTGTCAGCAGGGATAACGTCTATTGCATCGAGATATGTCGAGTGGTCGTAGGCATTGGCCTCTGGCTCCGTCCAGTTCTCATGCGCCCAGAACTCGCCCACAGGGTTCCAGTCCAGGATCGTGAATAGCTCCGTCCTGATGTCCAGGCCCCGGGCAGTCTCCCAAGGTATGTTGTTGGCCTCATTGATGAACAGGATATGACGGCGAGGGCCCCTGACCTTGCTGTCATCATCGGCGCCAAAGAACTGGACCCTTCCCTTCCAGTCTGGCCGCCTGTATATGTGATCCGTCTTGTTGTAGAACGGGCTGGTGTCCTTGTCCTCGTCCAGAATGTTGAAAAAGTCCCTGATACACCCTTGCTTGAGATGCGGCAGGGATTCAGCCACGACGCTGATATCAAGTGCGTTCTCGCTCTTCTCAGCTATGATCTGGAGCGCTTGAAGCGCTGAGTATGTCTTGCTGCTCCATGTCCCGCCCTCGAGCTTAATCCGTCTCTTGCCACTGTCCCATGCCTCCAGGATCGCCTGTAGAACTTTGGTCGTCTTAATATCCATTCGTTAGCTTTGAGGTCGGCAAAGATGCCTCATCCTTTCGCCGACGAAGTGCCATTTTGAAGCTAATCATCTTTCCCGTTCGTTACGTTTGGGGTCGGCAAACCGTCGGCAAGTAGCTTTGTCCTTTCGCCGGCCCGCTCGATAAGTTCCTTTGTCCTATCGTTTGCCACTATGATGTTGACCGTCCTGTTAACGTTGTTCTGTATGAACGAGTTAGCGGCTGCCTCAGAGTAGATCTTGTCCATCTTGTTCAAGAGGTCAATCGCCTGCAAGGGACTGTGCAGCTTGACCGCAGTGTGCACGGTAGGCTTTGAGCCGTCCTTGTCATACTCTGTCCTCGAGCGTATCTCCTGAATGGCCGCAGACATAGGCACGTCGGGACCCAGGTTCACCCAGGAACCATCCTGCCCTAGCTCCATGAAGTCAGTCAGCCGTGCCCTGGCGATCTCCGTCAGGCGCTCCTGGCGCTCCTGGACGCTCATGATGGCCTTGCTCTTAACCTCAGCACGAAGCTGGTCAAGGCGAGCCAGGATCTTATCTTTTTTTAAGTGGTTACAAGCTATCACGGCAGCCGAGGTCGGCGTGTAACCAGCCTGGATCGCTGCCTCTGTAGCGTTCCCCAGCTCAAAGTATTTGAGACAGAACATCTCCTGTCTTTGTGTCAATCGTGTTCTCATCGTAATTCCAAATTTTCTCTGAACGTAAATAGCTTTGTTTGAAGCTAGAAAATTCCAAAGTTGAAGCTAGGTCATAGCTAAATCATGGGGCTTGACAAGACTAGAGTGGGTTTGATAAGATTAGTGCAAAGGTCGAGCAAGCGCAAATCAAAGCAAAGGGGGTAAAGGAAATTGACACTGTTCACAATTCTCTGCCTGCTGCTAACAGTCGGGATAGCAGTAGGATTCGGGCAATACTTCACAAGTCATAGATTCTGAGTACAGACAAAAGGAGAGGAGAAAACACAATGACAATACCGTTGAATTACAAAGACATCAAGCAGGACTATACATTGAGGCTGGCAGAGTACCGAAGGGACCAAGAATCCCTACGCCAGAAAATCCAATCAACCTCAAAGAGGTTAGACAAGCTAAATGCTAAGTACAACAAAATGCCATATCCTCACTGGTTAGAGCATTACT